GTTAATCTTGGAATTGGATCAAGGTTTGCAACTGGTGGAAGGCCACCAGTAGGAAAACCAGCTTTAGTTGGTGAGAAAGGTCCAGAGATTTTTGTGCCGAGAAGTTCTGGAACTGTTTTACCCAATGATGCTTTAGGAGGAACAACAAATATGATTACTGTTAATGTAGATGCAAGTGGTAGTTCTGTTCAAGGATCCTCTACTGATGCACAGCAATTAGGCGAGGTTTTAGGTCAAGTTATTCAACAACAACTTATTAAAGAAAAACGTGCAGGAGGTTTATTAGCATAATGGCAACCTTTCCCTCAATTACCCCAGTTTACGGAACAACACAAACAGTAGAGCAAAAAAGCATAACCACAAAACTCGGTGATGGCTATGAGTTCAGAACTGTTTTTGGTTTACCCACTAATAAAAGACTACATATCATAAATTTAAGTTTTGCTATATCAGAAACAGATGCAGATACAATAGATACTTTCTTAAATGCTAGATTTGATGACCAAGCTTCTTTTGACTACACAATGACAGGTGAATCATCAGCTAGAAAATTTAAATGTACAGCTAGATCAAAATCAATACCTTATTTAAACAGAGTGAATATGAATTTAACATTTGAAGAGGTGGCAGAACCATAATGGTAATACCTACAAGTGAACTACAAAAAATAAATCCATCAGCAATTATTGAATTGTTTGAATTACAATTATTCACTTCAATTCATGGGCAAGATACTTTATTTCGTTTTCATAGTGGATCTAATCAAAATAGCAATGGAGAAATAATTTGGGAAGGTAATACATATCAAAGGTTTCCAATTGAAGCCGAAGGCTTTGAATTTACTGGTAAAGGACAGATCCCAAGACCACAATTAACAATAAGCAACGTTTTATCAACAATAACAACTTTGATTGCCTCTGTTAACGCAACAACAGCAGCAAATGATCTTAATGGTGCAAAGCTTACAAGAATAAGAACCACAGCCGATAACATAGATGCGGCAAATTTTGCATCTGGGTCTAATCCTTTTGGAACACCAAGTTCAAATAAATTTCCAGATGAAATATTTTTTTTAGATAGAAAAATTGTTGAAAACAGACAGATAGTTCAATATGAATTAGTAAGCGAAATTGACCAAGCTAACGTGTTTATCCCAAAAAGACAAATAACAAGAAAAGATTTTAGTGGTGTTGGTACTTTTATAGACGCATGATTTGGAAAGAAAAAGCAAAAAAACATGCATTAGAATGTTTGCCTAAAGAATCCTGTGGTTTACTTGCAATAGTAAAAGGTAAAGAAGTATATTTCCCTTGTAAAAATTTAGCAAATGACCAAATATCTTATTTCATAATTGATCCTGATGATTGGGCTAATGCTGAAGACAGTGGTGAACTTATCGGCCTAATACATTCACACCCTAAAGGTCCAATATTTCCCTCTGAGGCGGATAAGTCAGCCTGTGAATACTTGGGTTTACCTTGGCATATTTATAGTCCAGAAATTGATGATTGGTACAGTTTTAAACCCTCTGGGTATAAACCATCTTCAATAATTGGCAAGACATGGATATGGGGTGCTGCTGACTGTTGGACTATCGTTGTTGATTATTTTAAAGAAAAAGGGTTAATAGTAAAGGATATGATCAGGCCAAAAAGTCCTTATGAAATGTTGACTAATAATAAATTTGAAAATGAAATACCATCTTGCAATTTTGTAGAAGTTAGTGACGATATTAAAAAAGATGATTTACTTTTGTTTAGTATGGGTAAAAATACAGGCTGTCATGTTGGTGTTTATGTTGGTGAACAGATGGTTTTACATCATCAGGTAGGTAGACTTAGTTCAAGAGATTTACTTGATTCTCAAATGCAAAAATTAATTTATAAAAGGTATCGTCATGTTGAGAAAAATTAAAGTTTATGGAAAATTAAGGCAAATATTAGGTCAGTCTACTTTTGAGGCTGATCTTCATAATGTTGGGCAGGCATTTAGTTTTTTTTATAATAATTTTCCTCACGTACAAAAAGATATTTTATGTAATAATTACAAAGTTTGGTCAGGAGATAAATTAATAACTGAAGATAAATTATCCATGTCTGGTGAAAAAGAAATAAGAATAATCCCTGTTGCAACTGGATCTGGTTTTATAGTTCCTTTTATTGCCCCTGTTTTTGGTGGTGCTGTATCATCATTTATTGGAGGTATTGTTGGAGGAGGAATAATTGGTAGTATTGTGACGGCTGTTGGTACTTCTTTAATTATTGATGGAGTGACATCTATGTTAACACCTCAACCATCAAGGGTAGGCCCATCTGGTATGGATATCACAGACCCGTCTTCATTAGCTAATAACTATTCATTTAGTGGAATTACAAATGTCAGTAGAAGTGGAGTTCCGATTAATTTAATATATGGAGAAACTATAGTCGGTTCAGTAACAGTTTCTAATGGTATTGATACAGTGCAAGTAAGAGGTGATGCTTAATGTCTCCAATTAATTTTAGTCAACTATCAGAAGCAGTACTTGGTCTAAACAATCCAGACTTACCAAAAGATGCATTATCCTCTAAACAATTTAACACTCTTGTTGAAGTAGTAGGGGAAGGAGAAATAGAGGGATCAGCAACAGCATCAAAGGCTGGTCTTACAAAAGGAACAACTGCATATAATAACGCTTTTAAAAAAGACATATTTCTTAATGGAACACAATTACTTCAAACTGCTGCAAGTAATACATCACCAGATGAAAGTCAATTTAATTTTAAAGACGTTGGCTTCACTCCTAGATTTGGAACATCAGATCAAACTTTTATTGAAGGAATTTCAAATATTGAAACAGAAAGCAGTGTAGGTGTTGCAGTAACTTTTGGAAACCCAATTACAAGAGCAATTTCAAACACCTCTGTTAATGCTGTACGAGTTACAGTTTCTTTCAATAATATGCAAAAAATTGAAGATAATGGAGATATTACTGGGGCGAGTGCTGGTTTAAAAATTGAAATCATTCAGAATAATGGAACAACCACAACACCAATTGAAGATACAGTAAAAGGGCGATCTACAAATGCTTATTTTAGAGATTATTTAATAAATCTTCCATCTAATACAAATTTTCCTATAAATGTAAGAGTTTCAAGAACAACCGCAGACACAACTAGCCCAGAATTTACAGCCTTTAGTTGGTCTAGCATGACAGAAATAATTTTTGAACAAAATGCTTATCCAAATACAGCACATTTAGCACTAAGATTTAGTGCTGAAGCATTTCCAAGAATACCAACTAGATCATTCAGATTAAGAGGAATTAAAACTAAAATTCCACACAATGCAACTGTTGATATAGCAACTGGACGTATCACCTACAGTGGAACATTTGATGGATCATTTAAAGCTAATAAAGAATGGCACTCTGACCCAGCTTGGGTTTTATATGATATTTTGACTAATACAAGATATGGTTTATCTATTAGTGAAAGTTCATTAGATCAATTTACTTTTTTTAACCAATCAGTTTACAACAATGAACTAGTTGACGATGGTGAGGGAGGTCAGGAGGCCAGATTTGCTATTAATGTAAACATTACACAGCAAGCAGAGGCTTTTAATTTAATAAATGATATTTGTTCGGTTATGAGAGTTATGCCATTTTATGCTGCTGGCTCAATATCAATATCTGGTGATCGTCCATCTGATCCTGTTTATTTATTTACTCTGGCAAATGTAACCGAAGCTGGTTTTTCTTACACTGGATCTTCTTTAAAAACTAGACATACTGTTGTAAATGTTAGTTATTTTGATTTAGAAACAAGGGAAATTGACTTTGAAACTGTAGAAGACACAACAGCAATAGCAAAATATGGCACAGTTCTTAAAACTATTAGAAGTTTTGGTTGTACTAGCAGAGGAATGGCGCAACGCATGGGCAAATGGTTTTTATTCAATGAACAAAATTCTGGTGAAACTTGTTCATTTACAATTACAGCAGAGTCAGGAACACTTGTAAGATGTGGTCAAATTATTTCAATTAGTGATCCAGTAAAAGCTGGTGTAAGAAGAGGTGGAAAAATAAAATCTGCAACAACAACAGCAATAGTGGTGGATGATTCTACAAACACAGATTTAACAAGTACAGCCAATGCAACTTTAAGTGTTATTTTGTCAGACGGCACATTACAAACAAGAACAATAAGTTCAATATCTGGAACTACCATAAATGTTAGTTCTGCTTTTAGTTCTGCACCGAATAATAATTCTATATTTGTAATTGAAAATGACACTCTTGAGACAACTTTGTGGAGAGTGATTACAGTTAAAGAAAACAAAGATTTAACATTTGAAGTTACTGCACTATCTCATTTAGAGGGAAAATATGCTTTTGTCGAGGATGGCGAACAATTGCCAGCTAGATCAACCACTATTTTAAATCAATTAAAATCACCACCGAGCGGCTTATCTGCTACAGAAAAGATAATTGAAATTAATAATAAAGCCGTAAGTAAATTATTTTTAAATTGGCAACCACAAGCGGGTGTGAGTAGATATTTAATTCAATATAGATTTAATAATGGCAATTTTATTAGTCAAAATGTTTTAAGTAATACGTTTGATATTGAAAATAGCCAGAAAGGTACTTATGAAATAAGACTTTTTAGTTACAATGCTATAAACAAACCAAGCGCAGATCCTACAACATTAACAATTGATACTGTTGGAAAAACAGCTTTACCAGCAGATGTTCAAAATGTACAGATTGAACCTTTATCAGACCAGTTTGTAAGAATACGTTTTGATAAATCAACAGATGTTGATGTGGTTCATGGGGGTAACGTGGTTATTCGTAGTTCAAACCTTACAACAGGAGCAACTTTTACAAATGCGGTTGATGTAGTTCCAGAGTTGTCAGGTAATGTAAGTGAAGCAATAGTTCCAAATATTGTTAATGGTACTTACCTTTTAAAATTCCGTGATGATGGTGGAAGATTAAGTTCTGGCACTGCAACAATAAAAAATATAAATACAAAACCTGATGTTTTTCCAAAACTTACAGTTTTAACAGATAGAGAAGACTTAGACAGTCCACCTTTTCAAGGTGTAAGGGATGATTGTTTTTTTTCTGATGAAGTTAATGGTTTAGTATTAGGGTCAACAGTTTTACTAGATGATGTAACAGATTTTGATGCAATAGCAGATTTTGATTTTCTTGGTAATGTAGATTTTCTAACAGGTGGACAATATTTCTTTGCAAACACCCTTGACCTTGGAGGTAAACAGCCATTAAGATTACGCAGACACTTTGTTACACAAGGTTTTTATCCGAATGATTTATTTGATAGCAGAACAGCAAATATAGATACTTGGACTGATTTCGACTCAGCCACCGCCGTGAATGTAAACGCCACGCTATCTGTTGCCACAACTGACTCTGATCCTGATTTATCAATTGCAGCTACTTACACAATAAATGATGGTTCTGGGGGTGCAGGCACTACAATTACAATCACAAAATCAAGTCATGGTTATAGTGTAGGTAGTCTTGTTACTTTAGATTTTACTTCTGGAACGGGTGTTGATGGTGACTATATTATTCAATCTGTACCAAATGCAAACACTTATACTTTGACTTCTGCAACTTCTCTAAATACAAGCGGAAACTGCAACTATTCATCAGAGTTTGAACCATATCAAAAGTTTGTAAATGGAACATATATTGCAAGAGGCTTTAAATTTAAATGTGATTTATTGTCAACAGATCCCGCACAATCAATTGAAATAGATCAACTTGGATATTTTGCTGAACTAGATAGCAGAACAGAAACAAGTCTTGGTAATGCAGCGGCTTCAAGTGGTGGATTTATTGCAAGCGGTACTTCTACAAAATCAGTTACTTTTACAGATAGCTTTTTTACAGGTCAGTCAGGTACTAGCGTTGCAGCAAATAGTGTTTTACCATCAATAGGAATAACAATAGAAAATGCTTCATCTGGTGATTTCTTCACTTTGTCAAACATTACTGGAACAGGTTTTGATATAGATATAAAAAACGGGTCAAGTCATGTTAACAGAAACTTTAAATATGCAGCTACAGGCTTTGGGCGTGGTAGTTAGAGTTGAATTAGGATATACTTAGAGAAAATTTTGGATTAAGAAAATGAGTCAAAATGATATGACCATAGATAACTCTACGGGCGCGAACGTGAGAGCAGACATCAACAGTGCATTACAGGCAATAGCAACAAATAATTCTGGTTCTTCAGCACCTAGTACAACTTTTGCATCACAATTTTTTGCTAATACAACATCAAGTATTATGCAGTTAAGAAATACTGCTAATAATGCTCATATAAATTTATTTACTCTTGCTGGTGGGCCAGCATTTGCAGTTGATGGAACGATAAATTCTGTAAATATAGGTAAAGGAGCAAACTCTGTTTCTGGCAACACTGTTCTTGGAGAAAATGCTTTAGATGCTTCTGTTTCTGGTGGAAATAATACTGCTATTGGTAAAAATGCATTAGGAGCAAACACAAGTGGAACGCTTAACACAGCAGTAGGAACTAATGCTTTAGAGGCGAATACTACAGGTGGCAGTAACACAGCTTTAGGAGCTTTTTCTTTAGATGTTACTACTACTGGAGGAAGTAATACAGCATTAGGTAAAGGTGCTTTAGGCAATAATACAACAGCTAGTTTTAATACTGCCGTTGGAACGGATTCCTTAATAAGTAACACAACTGGAGGAGACAATACTGCGATTGGTGCGGAAGCTTTAGAACTGAATACGACAGGAACAAATAATACGGCAGTAGGACTTAGGGCATTAGAAGCAAACACAACTGGTGGTTTTAATACTGCTGTAGGC